TTAACGAAATAATCTCTATCCCGCTGCTGCTGAGGAAGAACATCACCCGCTGCCGCCTGAATATTCAGACGATTGTACATATCTTCTTGTTCTTTTTGAGAATTAGCGTATTGATTATTAATATCTTGTTTTAATTGATCGTATTGCCCAGAAGACTTATCCATAGTTTGCTGATACTGATTCTGAATCTGAGGAAGTTCCTGTGCAGTTCTATCCGACAGATCAGAAAACATCTGCTTAACAATACCACTGTTTTTATTGCCACGTTCACTAGCTGCTTTAGCTTGATTTCTTAACGCAGCAATAACAGGGTCATACTGTGCACCTGCCTGAGAAGCTGCCTGTGCTCGCAAAGAAGCATCATCAGCTAAATACTTAGAAGGATCCTGTAGAGCCATTAACTGTTGAAGAATCTGGTCCGTAGTAGAGGGAGTATTATTATAGTCATCTCCCATAATTCCACCGATACGACCTGGAGGTGCAGGCTGATAAGTGGGAGAAGGCATAGCAGTGCCGTTAATTCTACGTTGAGTTACATTTTGTAACCCATTAACTAATCCAGTACCAATACCTAGAGCACCGGTACCTAAAGATAGACCACTGGTAAATCCCCCTAAAAACTTATCTAGGGGATTAGGCTTTCTGGACTGGTAGTAATCAATTAAAGGGTTACTGTACGGATCTTCCCATCCCATAATTACACCCCATACTGAGCAGCACGACGTCTAATAGCATCCTCCCGAGCTGCTTGCTGCTGCAAGTCCTGCTGAGATTTAAAACGATTACCCTCTTGATTAAGCGCATCTAAAGCCTGAGTTTGTTTATTACCCAAGTCAGTCATACGATTACCGAATTCAGTTTCGTAATCACCAACTGCTTTACCATACAGACCGGAACGCAGAATGCCTCTAGCACCATAATCGTCTTGCAATGATAAAAGATCTTTGACTTTCTGATCCTCCATAGCCTTTTTAGAAGTACCATAGTCAGATTCTAAAATTCCTTTGCGACGAGTAACATCAGCATTGAATTGAGCTAATGCATTAGTAAAATCTCTTAGTTGCTGCTGATAGCCAGCATCCTGATTAAGAAAACTATTAATATCAGGAACTACAGGCTGAATAGGCCCTGGATTACTAGCAGGAACACTAGAGGGAGCACTATATCTACCAGAACTTCTAACAGTAGTTTTAGGTGCGCTTCTGATAGTAGCTGTACCAGTTCGGGGGGCAGTAGCAGGACCGCCCATTAGTGCATTACCGAATCCGCTTCCTCCACCGCCTCCAATAAATGAAGAAGTAGTAGGCGCACTAAATCCATCAATTCTTGGCATCGTCATACCGTCCTTAAAGCATCGGCACTAGCATATTTGCCTGATTGCACAGCTTTTAATTTTCTTAAAATAGCATCTCGTCTAGCGGAGGTTTGTAAATCTCGTTCTTTGTATCCCATGGGATCTACAGGGCCCATCGTAGGGAATGGCCTACCGCCTCCGTAGATTCTATTACCTACAGAGTAAGGAACAATTGCTGCTTGTTCTCTTGAAAAGTATGCCATCAGCTGATCGCTTTCGAAACGCCTTGCTTTGTTTCGGTTTGAATCATTAACGTAAAGATTCTGGCTGGTCCATCTCCTGTAGACCCATCTGTAACTAGCTTAACTTCGAAATTAATTTGTCTATACCGTAGAGATTTTTTGAATCTAGCAAATCTTCTAGAGGTACCAGTGCCTGACGCATTTACTGTAACTACGGATGGAACTTCGGTCAATGGCTGATCCCAGGTAAAGGCAGCCAACTGGTCCCAAGTATACGAAGCTAATTGATCCCAAGTAACATTGAACGAAACTACGATAACATTGGCCACACCTGTAATAGTTCGGTTACTAGTGACGTCAACACCCCAGTGCCACAACTTCTTAAACTGATTAGACACAGCCATGTCTAGATTTTTAGTTTTAATACTACATTGAATATCAAAAACTTGACCGCTGAGAGGACCAATTTTTACATTGTCAAAAGAGACAGTGATCGGAGTTGCGTTAGTATTACCAGAAGGAACAAATGACCCTAAAGCAAATTTTCCTGTAGTTAATGAGGCATCAACTACAGTGAAAGTCCAGCCATTAGGTTCTTGTGCTGAGGTTTTCCAAGCCCTTACTTTTACTGTAGTTGCATTTTCTTGAACGCGAAGAGAGTATATATCATTAGCATTGTAGTTAGTTAAGGCAGTGGGACCGCCCAAACTAGTAGCTACTCCAGCCACAATCTTAAATAGCTGAATTGTTACTACGTTAGCTAATCCAAAGTCAAATCTACACAAATAATAATCATTTGGAGTAGATCTACGGAGATAACAATCTACAGAAATGACTGCACCAGTAGCTACTGTAGAGATAGCCACTTCATGATAAGACTCAAAGTTAGTCTGTGTAGTGTTTAATTCCTGAATTCTATTGACATTTTTTGTATTATGGGTGATAACTAAAACTCCAGAACCTACGGAAAAATCCGCAGCTGAACCAGAAGCTAGAGACCAGGCTTCTCCCGTATTAGCATTACCCCAACCATTAGCTACAGTCCTAGTTGCTGTATCTGTAACTGTATAATTGGGATTAAGAGTTTGTTCTTTTACAGATGCTGACCTACCATCAAAAAGTTGAATTAAGGATCTATTTGCAGTGATAGCTGATCCAGCATAAAACTTATCACCGGTAGATTCCCTGGTCGCTACAATGGGACCGAAATAGTGGACAGCTGACCTATCAGATGCCCATTCAGTCCACGTACGGGTTCTTAGACCGTGGACATATGTACGATTATAGTAACGTACAACTAGCCTGTCACCTAAAATGGCTAAGCAAAAAGGTTCGGCTGAAAAGGCAGATGGGGCAGTTGTGTCAAAGACAAAAGGAACTTTGGTATTGAGTCTGTGGAAATCATAATTAACAACCTCGTAGACCCAACCATTATGGAATACGTAGACTTGATTTTCGTAATTGACGACACAGAATTGTCCTTCGACTCCAATAGTTTGAGAAATTTTTCGGACAACTGCATCTGTAGGTCTAACATCATAGGCGAGGACATAGGTAGTTTGATCTTTGAATAATAACAAATTATCTTGATAGACAGTGACATCAATCAGCTTGTTACCGTCACCCTGACCGACATCAATAAAATCGGTACCAGTCCAAGCATCAAAGTTACCCGTATTAGAGAAGACGAGTCTAGTACTATTAGTAGTAGACGCTGTTCCTGGTGCAACAAAAAGGCGTTCTTTATGAATTACACACGCCTGTCCCTTTGGGATAGCTCCAACAGCAACAAACCCACCTGAAGGATCCCATTTACCACCTGTACCAGAAGTGGGATGGGGGACAAAGTATACCTTGTCTGCGTATTGAACAGCCGCAGCAGCCTTAAAAGTATTAGTAATTAGGGTCCATGTACCATTAATATAATAGAAAACACCATCTGTATTAGATCCGATTAAGTAATGGACTCCGTTAAAAATGGCCTCACAGAGCAAAAGAATTCGTTCTGTCCAAGCAGATTGACCATCTAATTCTTGAAAGGGAGGCCTAGAAATAAGGGAACCATCAATATCAAGCTCATAATTTTTACAGATAACTAATTCAGCATCTGCAATAGCAGTAGGATCACTACCTAAATTAAGACCTCCAATGAAAGGCCCTACACGTAGTGCTTTACCTCCAGGCATTAATAATCCTCCGCCCGGATAGTAACAGTAGGATAGGTTTCCTCAGGAGTCCATTCAGATCGTCCTCGAAGAAAATTCACACTTTCCATAATATCTTTTTGTTTAAGAGCTACAGCCTCAACATCTTCATCCATCTCATAAGCTTGCTGTAAACAATATTTAACTAAAATTTCATGATAAATAGGAGGGATATCTGGAGTATCTGAACTTAGTGCTACGTCTACAGGGGTGCGCTGATAGTAGAGTTTAAGAGCACTAATCGTAGAGGTAGCGGGAGTTGGAAATACAGTAATAAGGTCTTCAAAGATCATATAGACTAATGGAACACCTGTTCCATAGTCGTTGCCATCCCATCCGTCTATATACTCATTGAACTTATTGAGAGTTAGACCCTCTAATTTATGGTAAGAGGATTCTCCCGTATCCTTCCAACTAATTCCTCGAAGGATAAGAATATCAGTGGGCAAACTGTAATCTTGCTGTCCAGATACAGAATTAGCAGTAGTAGTTTTTTGAAGCAGGCTTTCATTTTTATAGAGGATTTCTCTAACACCATCATTGATAAAACGAATAATATCATCAGTGGTTAGTTGAACGCCAGCTTCATCGCCGAAAGTTCGCTGAACCCTCGTAATGATGTCAGAGACTTTCACTAGATCCCGCCTTACATACGCCTACGGTGCTCATCAAATTTAATAAGCTTCCCGTCTTCGTCTCTACCCATCCTAATATAGTGTAGGGGAGTGGTAAACATAAATTCTGCTAAATCCATAGCCTCTTCTAGTCTATCTTGTTTCTCTTTTAATAAGAAGAGTTCTCTAGCTCGGTTATGAGACTCAATTCTATCTAAAACATTACCATGTTTATTATCTGCATTAAATACAGTAGTGAGAATATCGACTGGAGAATCTAATTCACTGGCATAACAAACGACAGTTTCTTGCCCTGTAGACTCCCTATTAACTACTTGATAAGGTTTTTTATCTTCTCTAGTTCTTTTATCTGGAGGAATCCAACGGAGTTCGAGTGTGGGGGAGTAGTCCTGAAGCATTCTTGCTAAACGCTCAAAATTTTCATCTACCCATTCACCAGTTTCGATAGCAATAAATGTCATTACTACTCCTTACTAACCATATCAACAGAAACGTTAGTACCTCCGGCAAATGACCCAACACTAGCTCTAACATACAAGCATGGCTTATCTACAACAAACGTAGGGCCAGCAACCAAGGTATTATCAGAACCTAAAGGGAACCAGTTAACGTTATCTAAAGATCCTTCATAGTTAACAACTAAAGTACCGAACGCACCCACGACTGTTTTCATAAAGGTAAACATAGATTGAACCGTATACAGAGCAGTGCCAATAGGAGTAACTACACCCGTGGCAGCATTAAGAAGTCGAGTACGGTCGTTGATCGGAGCCATCTAGGGCAGCCTCCAAATCGTCACGTGACGAAAAGTATCCGCAGGCCAGAGGCGTGCCGATAACATAGATTATGTCAAGTAGCCTGGTGGGGGCCTATCCCCGAGCCCTGGGACAGACCCCCGAGAGCGCACCCTACTTATTTGTAGTAGTGCTACCACTACTAGTAGTTCTGCTACTAGTAGACTTAGAGGATTTCTTTTCCTCAGCCACACGAGCTTCGGCTTCCTCTTTGATTCTGGCTAAACGCTCAGGCTCTAAAACATCTAACGTTCCAACGTTTTCGTTATTAGGGCCACCCGATAAAGTCCCAACACCTTCTAAGTTAGGTTGAACCATCGGGTTATTAGTAGGATTGAATTCAGGATCTACAGGGCCCTCGCCTTTGCCATCTAGTGCATCGAGTCTTTCAAATAACTCACGGATACCGAGATTCTCAAAGAGAAATTTAAGATTATCACCAATCTGATGATGGTGATCGCTAAAATCACGCATTATTAACTCGCTTCCTGGATGTCGCCCAGAAGACCGTGAGAGTTACGGCGGTGAGTACCAAGTTGACAATACTTAAACATCATCGTTTGGTAAGCATCATAGGTACCGGCAGAGTCAATAATACGCTGCCACCGAGAACCATCCCGGTCCATGAACTTCCAGTCACCTTCTTGGTACAGTTTCAACTCTTTTTCATTGATAAAGTACATACGATTCGGCTGGCAGTCAAAATCAGACATAACCGGAACATCGCCCCAGTCAGTAGTAAATGCCAGGCCTTTAAATCCACCAGCAAATTCAATCGACCCCCCACCACTTTGGAAGCGTCGCTGCTGAGAAAGAAGATTAAAATATGCTCGACGAACACCTAAAGTGGTAAAGATAACAGTAGTACGACCACCGTTAGTACGGATGTCGTCAATCATCTTAATCATGAGACCTTCAGAAAGAGCTCGAACAGTACCAGCACCAGCCGGGTTGTTCGCAACAACACTCTTCCAGA